CTATTCAAGCATTAAATAAATTCGGTTGCTTTAGATTAGCAGCGGTTATTTATAAGCTAAAAGAGGAAGGCTTAAAAATTGTTACTGAAATAGAACACAATGGCAAAAAGCAATTTGCAAAGTATAGGTTAGTTTAGTATATTTGTATTGGATGTCGCATATCCAACAATAACTTATTAGGGAGGAGGATGAAAAGCAAATGCGACTTGCTTGGATTCCAAATCCCTTTTTTTATTTTATGAGTAAAGACCCAGCAGTGCTATTTTACACTTCCGATTTTTTAAGTGGAACATTTACCATGACTAACGAACAAGTAGGAATGTATATTCGTTTACTTTGTTTACAACATCAAAAAGGCAAGTTAACTGAAAAGGATATGTTAAGCATATGTAAAGCATATGATGCTGACATTTGGAGCAAATTTAAAAATGAAGATGGTGCATTTTATAACGAAAGAATGTACAATGAAACTGTTAGAAGGCAAAAGTTCTCAGAATCAAGGAGAAATAATGCAAAATCTACTAAAAACAATAGCACAAGCAAAGCATATGCTAAGCATATGGAAACTGAAACTGAAAATGAAACTATAACTAAAAATAGAACTAAAACTAAAACTGAAATACTCGATGCAAAATTTGAGGATTGGTGGTTATGGTACGATTATAAGATTTCAAAGGACAAAGCAAAAAAGTCATGGAATAAACTAAATGAATCAGAAAAGGACTTAGCTTTACAAACTGTACAAGCCTATGTTGAATCAACTCCAGATAAAAGTTTTAGAAAGCACCCAACTACTTACTTAAACCAAAAATCATTTAACGATGAAATTATCACAAGAAATACAACAAGTCAATCAAGAGTTAGCCACGCTACCGAAGAACAGTTTATCCAAACTGCTTTTAAACGCAATGGCGGTTGGTAGTACCGGTGAGGTATTTAATCAAATGAGCCGTTACAAAGAAAAGGGAGAACCTAATCATTTGGCGGTTATGCAAAACATACCAAGAGACCAACGATTACCACAAATAGCTAAAATTTATGGAAATGATAAAATAGCAACTGTATTAGGTAAGCAGATAACCAGAACTCTTTTAAATTTTAATTTAAGGGTTGGAATGAATACAGAGCAGATATATGATTTAAGTTTAGCTTTAATAGAAACTGCTGAAGAGGATAATTTAGCTATTGAGGACATAATGCTTTTTTTAGACGGATTACCTAAGTTTAAATACGGCAAAGTTTATGACCGTATGGATATGCCTACTTTCTTTGAGATGTTAGAGGTATATCGTGAACAAAGACATCAAGCGTTTGTTAAAATAATGGAGGAACGAGATGCCCAATACAAATCATACGGAGATAGCAACAGAATGTCAACCGATACAGACAAAGAAGCTAATCGTAATGCTATGAATGAGTATTTAAAAACAATATCAAAATAATTGCCCAGCTACAATTTATTAATTAACAAAAGGGTGTTGGTTATGTAACGGCTGGGCATTAAAACTTTAAACTATGAAATGGATAAAATTTTTCTTAATTAGCGTTCCGTTGGCTTTTATACTAATAGCAACGGCAAATATTTACTTTGAAATAAAAAGATGGATAAAATGATAGCAAGTGGGGCAGAGAATGCAAGACCAATTAAAATGATAGATGTTGAAACAAAAGAAGTAACCGTATTTAAAAGCATAGCCTATGCAGTAAGAACGACTAAAGTTCCAGAATACTCAATTAGGCAAGGTTTAAGTCCTCTAAAAAGAAAACGATTTGAGGTAGATGGGCGAACTGTTGTTTTTCGTATACATAAACCCTAACTTTGCCTTATGGCATTAACTCCATTACCGAAACTATTAGAAAAGACACAAAAAGTTATAAACGCTTATGTTCGTAAAAGAGACGAAGGTTTGCCTTGTATATCTTGCGGAAGTCCTAACGCAAATCAAGCTGGGCATTACTTTCCAGTTAAAGGGTATTCAGCTTTAAGGTTTAATGAATGGAATATAAATTTACAATGTGCTGGGTGCAATATGTACAAACATGGCAACCAAGCTATGTATAGAATAGGATTAGTAAACAAGTTAGGCGAACAAGCAGTAAAAGGATTGGAGACAATAGCAACTAAGGTTAAGGTTTACAAATGGTCCAGAACAGAACTAAACGAATTAATAGAAAAATATGGCGAAACTAAGTAGCAATGGCAAAGTCAGCTTTGGCAAAAGAAAAGCTGGTAAAGCAAAAAAATCCTATAACAAACACACTCCTAAGCCAAAGGCTTACAGAGGACAAGGAAGATAAAACTTAAACTATGATAACAACACAAGAAATAGTAGAATTAATTCAAGACTATTACTCAACTGATGGTAATGGTGCTGGAGGATATTTGCATATTGTTTTAGATGATGGAAATTTAGAAGATGATGATATAAGGTTTTGCATTGAACAAGCAAAGATGGCTGGAGATTTTAATGCAGTATTGCTTGGATATGTAATGCTTTTATTGTCATTACCAGAAAGAGAAAAAGTATATCATAAATTTTGGAATTAATGAAAGACACATACGCTAAAAGAGAATATAAATGCAAGTGCGGTAGAATTACCGAAGATTATGTATGGCAGTCTTTGTTGGAGTTTCATAAAGTAGCTTGTTTTAAGTGCGGGAAAGAACTAAGCATAGAAAGCCTAAAAGTCAAAGAAAAAACGCAATTGCCATCTATTAGAACTGATACAAAAAACCGATAATGAAAATAACAGACATTAAACCTAATCCAGAAAACCCAAGAATAATAAAAGACCATAAGTTTAAGCAACTTGTGGAGTCTATCAAGACCTTCCCCCAAATGTTGGAACTTAGACCAATTGTAATAGATGAGAATAACATAGTCTTGGGCGGTAATATGCGTTTAAAGGCTTGTACTGAAGCTGGACTTACAGATGTCCCAGTTATTTATGCAAAAGACCTAACAGAAGAACAAAAGAAAGAATTTATAATTAAGGACAATGTAGGCTATGGCGAGTGGGATTGGGAAGACTTGGCTAATAGCTGGGATGCCGATTTACTTACTGAATGGGGTCTTGATATACCCGATTTTGCTATAAAAAATGCCGAAGCGTCTGAAGATGACTTTGATGTGCCAGTAGGAGGCTCAGAAACCGACATAGTTTTGGGCGACATCTTTGAAATAGGGCCACATAAACTTTTATGCGGCTCATCTACCGAAACGGACAATTGGGGCAAAATATTCGGCTCTGAATACGCAGATATGGTAGTTACAGACCCGCCATACAATGTAGCTTATACTGGAAAGACAAAAGATGCCCTAACTATTCAAAATGATAGTATGGGAGACGGGGACTTTTACCAATTTCTGTATGATTTCTATACTGCTCTTGGTTCATATACGAAAGCTGGTGGAGCTTGGTATGTTTGGCACGCTGATAGCGAGGGAGCAAATTTCCGAAAGGCTATGGCCGATTCTGGTATTATGGTAAAGCAATGCCTTATTTGGGTTAAGAATTCTATGGTTATGGGAAGGCAAGATTATCAGTGGAAACACGAGCCTTGTTTATATGGTTGGAAAGAGGGCGCATCTCATAGCTGGTATTCTGATAGGAAACAAACTACTGTATTGGAATTCCAAAGGCCAAGTAGAAACGCAGAGCACCCTACTATGAAGCCAGTTGAACTAATAGCTTATCAAATTACTAATAGCTCAAAAAGTGGGGATTTGGTAGCAGACGGATTTTTAGGAAGTGGAACTACTATGGTAGCTTCACACCAATTAGGTCGCAGATGCTATGGAACAGAACTTGACCCTAAATACTGCCAAGTGATTGTAGACCGAATGAGAAAACTTGACCCAACCTTGATTATCAAGAAGAACGGGTTACCTTTGTAATTCAACGAAAATACAGTGAGATATGGCAAACGAACAAAATCTTAAACCATTTCCTAAAGGAGTATCTGGCAACCCATCTGGTAAGCCTAAAGGAGTACAAAATAGCAAGACAAGACTTTTGCGTTTACTTGAATTAGTAACTAAAGTGCGCAACCCAGTTACGGGAGAAGAAGAAGACTTTAGCATAGCGGAGCAATTGGATATGCAAATTATAGCTAAGGCAAGAAAAGGCGATTTAAAAGCATATGAAATTATTTTAGACCGATTAGAGGGTAAGCCTAAGCAATCAACTGAACTTGAAGTGAGCGGTGGTTTGAATATAGTTTGGGAGGAGAAAAAAACTTATGTAGGAAATACTGGAAGTTTATAAAAATACCCCAACTTGCAGATTGAGGTATTTAATTTAGCGTTTTATTCAAAGTAGGAAACCCATAGAGCTTCTACGCAAATATAAGATGGAACTATCTATAAAACAAACAATAGCTTTAGATTTACTTGAAGATAAGACCACAAATGAAATCTTATTTGGTGGTGGTGCTGGTGGTGGCAAGACTGCGTTAGGTTGTTACTGGCAACTAAAGCAAAGGTTAAAATATCCAAATACAAGAGGATTAATTGGTCGTGCAGTCCTAAAGACACTTAAAGAAACTACCCTTGTGTCTTTTTTTCAAGTGGCTAAACTTCAAGGATTGGAAGCGGGTAAGCATTACAAGTACAACGGACAAATGAGCCAAATCGAATTATTTAATGGCTCGGTTATTTTACTCAAAGACCTTTACTCTTACCCAAGCGACCCAAACTTTGATGAATTAGGTTCGTTAGAGATAACCGATGCATTCATAGACGAGGCAAACCAGATAGAAGATAAAGCACGAAATATTATCAAGTCAAGAATTAGATACCAGCTTGATGAAAATGAATTAATACCTAAAGTTCTTTACACTTGTAACCCAGCTAAGAATTGGACGTACTCCGAGTTCTACAAACCACAAGTAGATAACACAATAGCACCTAATAAACGCTTTGTGGCTTCGCTTATTGATGATAACCCATTTATATCTAAACACTACAAAGAAAACCTTTTAACCTTAGACACAGTATCAAAGGAGCGTTTGCTTTTTGGTAACTGGGAATATTCCAACGACCCATCAACTTTAATTGACTATGACAAAATTCTTGACGCTTTTAATAGCGGGTATTTACCTACTGGTACACTTTACATTAGTTGTGATGTCGCTCGTTTTGGTAGCGATTCTACTGTTATTGGCATCTGGGATGGCTTACGGGTTAAGCTACATCAGTATCAAGGTAAGTCAGTTGTTGAAGTGGCTAATATCATAAAGCAATTTCAAGCGGATTATAAAATACCAAATTCACAAGTGGTGGTCGATTCCGATGGAGTGGGCGGTGGAGTTGCTGATATGATTGTAGGTTGCAAGAACTTTGTCAATAATAGTTCTCCATTAGAAAACCCTACTACAAGACAAAAGGAAAACTTTGATAACCTAAAGTCGCAATGCTATTACAAGTTAGCGGAGTACATAAACGACAATAAAATATTCATCAACGCATCCGGTACAATTAAAGAAAAGATTATCCAAGAGTTAGAGCAAGTGAAACAAAAGTCAGTAGATAATGACGGCAAAAAAGGTATAATACCAAAGGACAAAGTGAAAGCGTTGATAGGTCGTTCTCCAGACTTTAGCGATTGTCTTGCTATGCGAATGGTTTTTGAATACACACCGAAGTTTGCCGTGAGTGTATTTTAACACAAAATAACTAACTTTGACATAAATGTACATAATATGGGATTATTTGACTTCTTGAAAAAAAGACAGAAGCTAAACACTATTTTGCCTAATATACCATTCAACGGACAAGTAGCAATACAACAAGGGATAGTAACTTGGCAAGGTGGCGATAATATTAGTTTTGTAAACGAAGGTTATCAAGCTAATGATATAGTTTATTCAATTGTAAAGCTAATTACTGATAAAGCAAAGATTGCCCCGTGGCACGTTTATAAAGTAGTTGATGAAGTTTCAGCAAAGAAATACAAGGCTTTAATGAGCCAACCAGATAAAATTGAAAACTGGAAAGAAGTAAATAATCTTCATAAGAAAGCATTTGAATTATATACTGGAGATTCAAGATTAAATGAATTACTTAAATACCCTAACGAAGAAGATACTTGGAGCGATTTGATTGAGGCTTGGGCAGGTTTTAAGTTAATTACTGGTAATTCTTTTGTGTACGCTAAAATGATTGAAGGCGGTGCTAATACTGGCAAACCTTATGAGTTGTTTGTATTGCCTTCTCAGTATATGTACATCATTGCTAACACAATGGCATTCCCTCCAACAATAGCTGGTTATCAATTAAACTATGGCCCTTTATGGGATTTTAGTAAACAAGAAATATTACAAGACAAATACTTTAACCCACAATGGAATACTACTGGAAATCAATTGTATGGTCAATCTCCGTTAATGGCTGCAGCGAGAAACTTGACTCGTTCGAACGAAGCCAAGACTGCGGCGGTTGCATCTTTCCAGAATGGTGGTCCAGCTGGAGTTCTTTTTATGAACGATGAACGCTTTGACCCAATAAGTGGAAGCCAACAAGCACAAGCACTTAAAAGAGCAGTTAGTGAGAAAGGTGGAGCGGCTAACTTTAATTCAATTGCAGTTAGTGGCTATAAAGTAGATTGGAAACAAATAGGATTAAGTCCGGTAGAACTTGACATTATTGAGAGTGAAAAGTGGGACATGAAAGCACTTTGCAATATTTACGGAGTACCGGCACAATTATTAAACGATAGCGAGAATAAGACATACAATAACCAAAGAGAAGGCGAAAAGGCTTTGACTTTAAGATGTGCGTTGCCTTTGCTTATCGGAATGCGTGATAACATCAATAGAAAGTTACATAGCGATTGGGGTTATAGAGGCACGAATATTTATGTTGATTTTGACGCATCTGTTTACGGAGAATTAGAAGCTAACAAAGCAGAGCAAGTTGAATGGTTGGACAAGGCTTGGTGGATTGCCCCTAAACAAAAAATGGATATTATGGGATTAGAAATTCCAGATTATATTCCAGAAGAAGAAATGGAAAAACTTTATATCCCAAGTTCTTTACAACCAGTTGATGACTTTCAACCATTAAATTTACCAAATGAATAATTACACAGAAAAATTTATTGAAGCGGCTAAGAGCCTAATTCAAGAAATCAAAAAGACTACTGGTATTAACAAAGCAGGTAACACTTTTGCAAACGCTAAAGTAGATGCCGGTAAAGTAAAAGAGCCACAATCTTGGAATCCGCCTACAATGGAACAAGAGAATAAATTTATAAAGGAGAATGGTTGGGCGGCTTATGGCAAGTGGCATTTAGGAATTGACGCAAATGCAGACCCAGAAACTAAAGCACATTGGCACTACATTTATACAAGTGATTTTGAAAATGTAGATAGAGCGGGATTGATAGCTATTAGACAAAGAGCAGGTCAACAAAAGCAAACAGATGTATTCAACGCAGCAGGTAAGTTATTAGAGAAAATTGATGCCTAATGATTTGGCAAGATTATAGGAAGTTATATTTAAACGCACTAAAGACCTATTCGCCTAAGTTCAAGAAAGAACTACAAAAGCAAGTAGATACATTTTGCCGTACCCAAGATTATGCCGCAATGAGTTCTAAAGGCATTGCAAAGACTATTAAGCAACTTCATGTCGCTTTAGGTACAAAGATGGCCACCGCAACCAATAAGTCCGTTAAAAAGGCTACAAAAGGCTTTTACGAGCCATTTGAGGTAAAGATGAGCCAAACGGATATATTTTCTTATGTTATCCTTCAATTCTTAGAAAGACAAGGTGTTAGTGCAATAGCGGATGAAATCACAAATACAACGGCTAATCAAATAGCCGCTTATTTACAAAAAGGCTTTGAGAATAACCTAACTATACAAGAACTTATCCCAATGCTTAGACAAGCTGGGATTACTGATTTTAGAGCGGAGTTAATAGCGAGAACGGAAACTGGTCGTGCTGCAAACTTAGGCGCAATGGTAGGAGCAACGGCAACCGGATTGGTTACAATGAAAGAATGGATTTCCGCTCAAGATGCAAGAACAAGAAGAATGCCACCAAGTTACGCTGACCATTATGTAATGGATGGAGTAAAGGTAAATTACGATGAGCCATTCAAAGTGCCTACAAGTATGAAGGCTAAAGGTGGAACGCATATTGGTAATTACGAATTAATGATGCACCCGTGCGATAGCGGAGCAAGTGCTGCCAATGTTTGTAATTGTAGATGTACTGTGGCTTTTGAAGCACAAAGAGATGCAAACGGCAAACTAAAAACATTCCAAAATAATCCACCAAAAGGAGATATTGGATTTATATGGGCAACACTTAGTAATGTAGTTGGATTGCAGATTGGTAATTTAATTGCAGAAGCGTTACAATAATAAAAAAATTAATAACTTTGTTTTATGAGTAAAATTGAACAAAAGGGTTACGATGAAATGATTTTAGACATAACCCCAGAAACAAGAACAGTTAAAGCGTGTTGGTCAAGAATTGGTAATGTAGATTTAGATGGCGATATTATCGTTGCTGAAGCATTTACAAAGACAATCAAAGAAAGAGGACCAGCGGGCAAGAATATGATTTGGTCTTTAGTTGACCATAAAGCCGATATGGCACATACTTTAGGTAAGCCTAAAGAATTGTATGTTGAAGGCGATATGCTTGTTGCGGTTACTGACTTGATTGAAACAGAATGCGGAGAAGATGCAATCAAATTGTATGAAGCAGGTTTAATCAACCAACACTCAATCGGTTTTACTACATTAAAAAGCACAGTAGACCAAAAGACTGGCATTAGAACAATCACGGAGTTAAAACTTTATGAAGGTTCAGCGGTTCTTTGGGGTGCTAATCCAGAAACTCCTACTTTAGGTTTTAAAGGAGAGTTTAAGGAGAACAAAGAAGCATTATCTTTGCGTTTAGAAAACTTGATTAAGGCATTTAGAGGTGGCACATTTACGGATGACACTTTTGCTTTAATGGAGATTCAAATAAAACAAATACAAGCTGCATTATTAGAACTTGAAGTTGTAGAAACTATCACTCAACCCGCACCAGCAGTTGAGCCGACCGAAACAATAGTAGAGGAGAAAAGTAATGAAGAAGTATTGAAAGCAATCAAACATTTTAACAATCTATTTAAAAAGTAAAAATGGAAAATTTAATTAACGAAATGGCAGAGAACCTTAAAGGTTTTCAAGCTAATGCAGAAGCTCAAATTAAAGAAGTAGCTGCATCTGTAACTGTTGTAAAAGACGAGTTACAAAAACAAATCGATTCTCAATTAGCTGCACAAAAGAAAGCTGCTAAGAAAGAAGTAAAGCACATTGACGAAGTTATCTTAGAGAAATTAGATGGCAACTTCGATGCAATGGAAAAGTCTTTAAAGAATAACGGTAAGTATCGTTTAGACTTATCTGATGTTAAGACAATGACTTTAAGTGGTAACTTAACTGGAGATGCACAAGCATCTTATGCTCCAAACCCAGCAATCCAACCAGCACAAAGCATCAACTTTAGAGATTTAATCCCTACTGTAAGAAGCGAAAGCGGTTTGTATGTTTACTATCGTGAGAATAGCGGTTTGACTAACAACATTGGCGCTCAAACTGAAGGTAACGATAAAGGCGAGAACAACTACTCTTTAACTGAAGTTAAAGTTGTAAACGACTACTTAGCTGGTTTCTCAACTTTCTCTAAGCAAATGTTGAAGTCATTACCTTTCATGACTCAAACTTTACCAAGAATGTTACAAAGAGATTTCTTTAAGGCTGAGAACGCTGCATTCTTCACAACTGTATCTGGTGCTGCAACTGGTTCTACTACAACTGCGGAAACTAACGATTTATTACAATTGATTGATTACATCGGTAACCAAAAGACTGCAAACTTCGTTCCTTCTTATGCTTTAGTTAGCCAAACACAAATGGGTCGCTTATTGAAAGCTACTGTTGCTGCTGGTTACTACGCTGGTAACGGCTCTGTAATCGTTTCTCCTAATGGTGGTATCACAATCTGGGGTGTTCCAGTTGTATCTGCTTCTTGGGTAACAGATGACAAAGTATTAATCTTTGACGCATCTTACTTAGAGCGTGTTGAAGTTGAAGGTTTAGCTATCGAGTTCTCTTATGAGAATGGAGATAACTTCCAAAAGAACTTGGTAACTGCTCGTATTGAGTGTTACGAAGACATCAACTTAATGTTGACTACTTCAGCTATCTACGCTGATATGGGTAATGTTGCATAATAACTAACCTATATAAAATAAAGACCCCATCTTAATCGGTGGGGTTTTTTATTATAATTAATGTAAATTTGTAAAAAGATTACAATGGCATATTCAAATTATATCAATGACTTTACGGCAACCCCAAGCGCTCCAATAACAGAGCCAGTAACAGTTGCAGAAGCTAAGGCTTATTGTAGAGTTAGCACTTCAACGGAAGATACTTTATTCTCAACGCTTATTACACAAGCAAGAGAGGCAATTGAAATGGCAACGGGTTTAAACTTAGTGCCTAAAGCAATGGTAGTTTACTTTAACAATATTGGAGGTAATTTTGAAATGCCATTTGGACCAGTAACGGCTTCTTTTAGACTTTATGATATGGAGCAAGACGGGTTAGAGATAACCGGAACTGATTATCAATTAATTGGCGATAAGTTTCCTAAATTGGTATATCCAAAATACGCTAACTTAAAAGCTACATACACAAGCGGTTATACAAGCGTACCAACGGATTTAAAAGTAGCTATTTTAGACCAAGTAAGCTACGACTACGAGAATAGAGGATTAGACGCTGACACTGGAATTTGTAATAAAACTTGGAAGGCTTGTCAAAGATGGACAAGAGTTTCCCCAATCTTATAGTATGAAATTAGGCAAAGCAAAATCGGTTTATATTGACGCAAACACAATGACAAGAGAAGTCTTGTTATACGCACCAACACGCACAAGCGATGGTCAAGGTGGGTACACTACGACATTTGCCTTGCAAAGCACTGTTTGGGGAGATTTAAGACCAGATGACCAAGTAAGAAATATTGGAGAATCGGAATTGCAATTTGACCAAAAAATGAGGCTTTATATTCGTTTTGGGGTTACTATAACCGACACATACGAAGTTGAGATAGAAGGTTCAAGATATACGATTCATTCTATAAAGGATGTAGAAAACCAACATAGATTTTACGAACTTGTAATTTATAGATAATGGCTATAACTGCAAATATATCTGGCCTAAAAGAATTAGAAAAAAAGCTAAGCAAATTGGGAAAGGAAGTTGAGGAAGGAACGGCTAATGAAATAAACGCTTCTGCTTTGACTATTCAAAGAAATGCTAAAAGGAATGTAGTAGTAGATAACGGATTTTTAAGAAATAGCATAGCATTAGAGCCAATATCTAAATTAACTTATAGCGTAGAGGCAAAGGCTAAATATGCGCCTTATGTAGAGTTTGGAACGGGAGGTTTAGTTGAAATACCAAATGGGTATCAAGAATTTGCAGCGTTATTTAAAGGTAGAGGAATTAGAAAAGTTAATCTTAGAGCAAGACCTTTTTTAATACCTGCTTTTGAAACAGAAATACCGCAATTAATGAAAAGATTAAATAAATTATTCAATGCTTAATCCCAATATAGAGATAAAAAAATGGTTCTATACAAACCTTACAAGTGCTACTGGTTTAGTAGTTTATGATGGTTTAGCACCAGACGGGGCGGGTTCGGAATATATCATAATGAATGGTAGAACATCAAGCCAAGAGCAAGGTAAAAGTGGTTACACAAACTCTGTAACTATTGATGTTGACATTGTTACAAAAAATGCTAACTTTGGCTATAAACGTGCTGAAGAAATTAGCGATTTGGTTTTAACTGCTATTAATTCAGATACAAACATAACTTTAGCAAATGGCTTTTATAGTTCAACTTTAGTTGTGGGAAATATCAGAAACTTAGACGGGATTAACC